CATCGCCACAAGAAAATTAACACAACCAGTATGCAACATCAATCCTTCATCAATGAATAGCCTCTTGAACTGACAGCGTGCGGTTTTCCCAAAATTCATCATGAAAGAATCAACGGTTCTAACATTGTCCTTCGTGGCCACAATAATCCCTGAGGAATTCGCACGTCTCCTGATCATCTCCGCGGCCTGCTTGCCAGGTACTAAAATCAGATCCTCGTCAAAGTTAACTCTTGAGAGAATCTCTTTGGTTTTTCCACAACCCGGAACTCCGTCCACAAGAACAACCTTTGCGCTACTGACATGCGGTTCTCCGTTTCGTAGCAGTCTGCGCAGAGTTCTGAGTTTCGCCATGTCGGAATAAACAACAGACTCTGAGCTTACGGCCACTCTTCTCCAATCGTCGCATGTTATTATACCTTGCTCATCATATTCCAAAAGTGCCACATGATACTTCCTCGCGTGGGTTTCAACAACACCCCATGCATGACTCTTGGCCGTTGGTTTAATCAACCACTTCCTAGATGCAACATCCAAGACTCCAAACTTTTGACGGGTTTCAAGGTCAATAGCAGCAGTATCTTTGAGGATCTTGACAAGATTCGACACCGCAGCAGATAGTGATGCTACCAGGCTATCGATAAAGTTTTTCATTTGTTGAACTTTAATCGGACCTGTGTACACAATCGAACTCATTTGCTTACGAATTAACGAATCTGCCGTTGCCATGTGAAACTGCTCTAAAGACTCAATCTCCTCGTTCCTAGAATAGGATGACTCAGGATGATCACCAGTAAGACCAGCTAATTGTAACTCTCCTCTGGCCATCGAACCCTTCATGGAAGGCTCTTCAACTTCTCTTGAGGTAACTACCAGAGCACCTTCTGAGGCCTTCTCTTGATCTTGCAAAGCTAGCGCAACATTCGCCTCACTGGGTCGTTCAAATGTAAGAGTCAGACCACTCTCGTTGCTCATGACCGCGACTATAACCTTCGCTGCAGTCATAGGGTCGACTTCCAAAGATTGGCACATCTGGGAAAAAACATCAACATCAAATTTGTCAGACTCCTTTAACACCGATAACTCTGAGAGTGCATTGTACATCACTTCTGTTTCTTCCATCTTCTTCCTGATGTCAAGCGCAGGCATGTCCACAGAGGCTTTATACTCAGTCACTAATCTGTCGTGGAAGGTTACATATAGATCAGGCACCCTAATCTCTAATGCGTCACCTGCCACTCTGATAAGTTTCCTGTTCAAAAGCCTCTCTTTCACAGAGGGAAAAGCATTCCCAAACGCCAGCGAGATCTCATCCCACACATGCTGACACACTGTTTTTGAACCAAGACTAAACTTGCTGATTAGTAAATCGTCCTTAAGAACGGCAAGTTTAGTATGCAGAAAAAACGTCATGGACAAGGATTGTAACAAAGATTTGTCCACATCCCATTCAGACCTCGCTGTCACACCGTTAATGATTACCCTCGATCTAATTGATTCGACGAAGGACAAAACATTTGCGTATGTAAGAGCTTTGGCTTGGTACGTCCGAATGTGGTTAAGTACAGTATACACAAAATCCTTGGACACTAAGACTTCCTTGCGCGTCCTCTTACTAGTCTCCAGAGAAATGTCGAATAATGGTACGATGACCATATCCCTCATTTTGGGAAACCAATAATTGACAGATGATGAATCCTCAAGGAGAATTCTCTCGCTGTTGCACATTGCAAGCGTCTTTTTGTAATGCCATGCGTCTTCCATTGCAGTATAAAACTGCTCACTATCTACACTTTTATGGGCTACTCCTTTATACAAAAGAAATGTATCTATTCTAGAAAACTTACAAAACCAGGTATTAACCCTGGTGACTAAAAACTCCTTCATGTAAACCTCTCTATTAGAGGCCGGGAAGTAAGTTTTGCACACATACTTAAGAATATTAGA